GTCGCCGGGCCCTCCCAGTCCGGCCGCTACGTGGCGCAATGCGGCACCTGGATCGACAACGACGGGCACTTTCACGCCGCCAGCGGGGAGATCATCCCGCCGCCGGAGCATGTCGCGTTTCACATGTGGTCCGGCATGGCAGGCCAGACGCCATGGTGGCGCATCGTCGACGAGTTCTTGAAGGCGACAAAGGCCCACAAGGAAAAGCGCGACAACACGAAGCTCAAGGGCTTTGTGACGCTGACGCTTGGTGAGCCGTGGGAAGATGAGGCCGGCGAGCGCACCGATAGCCACGCGCTGCAGATGCGCCGCGAGCACTACCGCGCAGAGGTTCCGGAAGGCGGGTTAATCCTCGTCGCCGGAATCGACACGCAAGACGACCGGTTCGAGATCCAGGTCGACGCCTACGGCGTTGGCGAGGAACGCTGGTCGGTCGACTACATCCGCCTGTTCGGAGATCCGAGCCGTCCGCTGATCTGGGACAAGCTCGCCGAGCAGTTGCGGCGCGGGTTCACGCGGGAAGATGGGACGCTTTTGCATATTGCAATCGCGTGCCAGGACCACGGCGGGCATTACTCAGACGAGGTCGTGGCATTCAGCCGCAAGATGGGCGTTCGGTTCCTGATCCCCGTGAAGGGATCGAACGAAGCTGGCCAGCCGGTGGCGATGATGCCGCGCGAACTGAACGCGAAGGGCGTGTACCTGACCCGCGTGGGCACGGACACGGCTAAGTCGTTGCTGAACCAGCGCTACAAGATCACGACGCCCGGCGCCGGCTACGTGCACTGGCCCGTGAGCGAGGCGTTCGATACGAATTACTTCGAGCAAGTCACCGCCGAGGAAATGACAACGGCCTGGCGCAACGGCGCCAGGGTCACAAAGTGGGATTCAAAAGGCCGGCGCAATGAAGCGACCGACTGCAGCGTGTACTCGCTTGCAGCGGTTCGCATTGCCCAGCAGAACTTCGGGCTTCGGTTGGTGAGTGCATCAATGCAGGCCGCGGCAGCAAAACCCAAGAAACTTCGCCGCTCCCAAAGTACCTACATGCAAGGCTAACCATGGCGACGCTCGCAACCCTGCAAACGTGGCTATCAGAAGCCGAGATCGCGCGCCACAAGCTGCGCACCGGCTCCCTGCGCGTCTCGTTTTCGCACGGTCAGCGGTCCATGACGTTCGCGCAGGCCAATGCCGCTGAACTCGACGCCTACATCGCAGACCTGACGCAGCAAATCACCGTGGCGCAAGGCGGCTCAAGCAAGCGCCGCGTGTTTCGGATCATGCAAACGGGCACGGGGTACTGATGACCGACACCACGCCAACGCCAGCGACGCCCGCCTACCAGGCGAGCGGAAGTGGGCGACGCATCCGCACATGGCGACCGCCGAACAGCGGCCCGAACCATGGCGGCAGCATGGATCAGGTCGTTACCCGCGTTCGCGACTTGGTGCGGAACAATCCGTGGGCCGGCGCTGCGATTGACCGCTACGTCAGCAACTCGATTGCCACTGGCATTCAGGCCAAGGCGGTCAACGGCACGCCCGACGAAAAGGCCGCGGTCGACGCGACGCACAAGGCATGGGCGTTGCAGGCTGACGCTGACGGCGTGCTGACGTTCGAGGCGATGCAGGCGCTGGCGTCGCGCGAGTGGAAGGAAGCCGGCGAGGTATTCGTTCGCCTGCGCACTCGTCGCCCGGAAGATGGCCTGGCCGTCCCGCTACAGTTGCAGATGATCGAGTCCGAGCAGTGCCCGCGCAGCTACTACGCGACGGCGAGCAACGGGAACGTGATTCGCGAGGGGATCGAGGTAAGCCCGATCGGCAAGCGCGTTGCTTACTGGATGTACGGCGCGCACCCCGGCGACACGTTCACGGGGAACATTGACGCGACGCAGCTCCGGCGCATCCCGGCCGATCAGATCATCCATCTGTTCCGCCCGCTGCGCGCCGGTCAGTTGCGCGGCGTGCCGGATCTGGCCGGCGTCGCTGCCCACGCCTACAACCTGGACCGCATCAACGATTCGACAATCGAGCGCGTCAAGGTCGGCAACCTGTTCGCCGGATTCTTGAAGCGCACGAAGGGCGGCAGCGATACGGTGCTCGGTGAGACGCAGGTCGACACCGACACCGACGACACCCCGATCGCCGGCCTTGAGCCGGGCACGATGGTGGAACTGCCGGATGGTGTGGAGCCGGTATTCAGCGACCCGCCGAATGCCGGCAGCGACTACCCGCAGTTCATGCGCTTCAACCTGCTGGCATTCGCCGCGCGCGTCGGCGTGCCCTACGAAGTGCTGACCGGCGATCTCGCGAACGTCAGCGACCGCGCGCTGAAGCTGATCTTGCTGGAGTTCCACCGGCTCATCGAAATGGACCTGTGGCTCTACATGATTCCGCAGTTTTGCCAGCGCATCCGGAACGCATGGTGGGACGCTGCCGTGCTGGCCGGCGCACTGATCGCGCCCGACTACGCGACGCGCGCCGGCTGGTATCGCGAGACGCTTTGGATGCCGGAAGGCTGGCCGTATTCGCACCCGGTGCAGGATGTGACCGCCGATGAAAAGGCGATTGCTGCGGGCCTGACGAGCCGCACGAAACTGGTCCTTCGCCGCGGTGAAGACCCGGCCGAAATCGACGCCGAGCAAGCGGCGGACAACGCTCGGGCCGATGCGCTCGGGTTGGTCTACACATCCGACGGCCGCATTGCGTCAGGCGCTCCGGCGCCGATGCAGGTCACTACTCAGGAGCCGTAATGGCAAACAATCTTGGAATTCTCGCCCGACTGTTCGGGCGGGCGCAGCAGCCTGCGCCCATCGTTTCTGCTCTGTTCGCAAACGCCATCGGCCAGCCGTTGCTTGTGCATCCGCAGATGGGTGAGCAACTGATCGGCGGCTATCTGCATGGTGCCATTGACGCGCGCCCGCCGTTGGTTGCGGTCGGTGAACTGGCGCCGGAGTACAAGGACGCGGCGACCGGCGTAGTCACGCAGGGCCGCTCCGTCGCCGTGCTGAACGTGTCCGGCGCGCTGGTGAATCGGTTCGAGGGCAGCATGTGTGACCCAGGCCCGCTGAGCTATGAGGAACTGACGGCCGCGTACAACTCGGCGCTTGCCGACAGTCAGTTTGAAACCATCGTGCTGCGGCTCGAAACGCCCGGCGGCATGGCTTCCGGCCTGTTCGATCTCGCCGACCGCATCAACGCAACCAATGCCAAGAGCGGAGGGGCAAAGCGCGTCATCGCCTGCATTGACGACTACGCCTATTCGGCCGGCTACGGGCTGGCCGCGGCGTGCGATGAAATCTGGATCACGCGCACGGGTGGCGCTGGCTCCGTTGGTGTCATCGCCTACCACTACGATCAGAGCGGCTATGACGCCAAGATCGGGTTGAAGGTGACGCCCGTGTATTCCGGCGAGCACAAAGCCGACATGAGCCCGCACGCGCCGCTTGGCGACAGCACGCGCGAATGGCTGCAGGGCCGAATGGATTCCATGCGCGGCATGTTCGCCGAGTCGGTCGCGAAGTATCGCGGCATGGATGTTGCGGCTGTGTTGGCAACCGAGGCGCAGGTCTACCAGGGCGCCGAAGCTATCGCCATTGGCTTCGCGGATCGGCTCGGGACGTTCGCCGACTTGATGCGCGAACTGGCGGATGGGCCGGAGGATGCGGGCGACGACGCGGATGGACTCCGGCAAGTTGAGTCGCTGAAACCCGGCGACAAGCTGACGATCAGCATCGGCGGCCTTCCATCGGCCAGCTCCGAATGGGACAAGGCCGTGGCAGAAATTGCGTCCGCACTGTCCGCAGAAGACCTTGCCAAGATGGCCCGTGCAGAAGTCGCCGACGCACTGAGCGCGGCCAATCTTCCGCCGCCGCTGCTGGCCGCGCTGCTGTCACCGGCCGCCAACGTCACCCCCGACACCGCGGCCGCGCGCATCGCACACGCCAAGGCGCTTGCTGACATCTGCGCCGCTGCCGGTTTGCCCGACGTGGCAGCCGACTACGCAACCAAGAACACCGATCTCGAAACCGCTCGCGCGCAGCTGATTGCTGCGAAGTCTGAGGATGGCCCCGAGATCGTCACTGCACACCCGCAGGGCAAGCCGACTGGCGTCGGCAAAACCCGCGCGGAAACCGTCTACGACCGGCGAGCCGGTCGCACCTGACGCGCTACCAAGCGCAGCACCGAGCCCGCCTTGAGCGGGCTTTTTCATTTCTGCCCGCAGAGGGCTAGGAGACTCAAATGGCACTCACTGAAACCACCCATGCCGGCGGGCACATTCTGTCGGAGCCCGATGGCAACCGCGGCCGTGAGAACGGCACCCTTATCACTGGCCAAGACTTGGCCGCTGGCGCCGTGCTCGGTCGCATCACCAAGGTGCAGGCTGCCGGTCCGATTCCGACCATCGTCGGCACCGGCACCGGCGCAATGACGGCGCTTTCGTTCGGTCCTGACGTACAGGTCGGCGCTTACGCAATCGTGCTGCTGGCAACCAGCGCGACGGCCGCCTATTCGGTCACGGCGCCGGACGGCACGGTGCTGCCGAACGGCGCTGTCGGCACCGCTTACGTGAGCACGCACGCGAGCTTCCTGATCTCGTCTGCTGGAACGATGACCATCGGCGACTCCTACGCGCTGACCGTGTCTGCTGCCGGAACGCCCGTACTCATCGGCACTGGCACCGGCGTGTTCTCGGCGCTGTCGCTTGGTCCCGATGCGCAGAACGGCGGGTATCGCGTGCAGGTTTTGGCCACGTCCGCGACGGGTGAGTTTGAAGTCATCGCACCCGACGGCACCAAACTCCGACGCGGCCAGATCGCGACTGCTTACACGAGCAGCCACATCAACTTCACCCTGGCGAACGGCGGCACGATGACCAGCGGCGACTACGGAAACATTGTCGTCGCGAAGCCTGCGTCCGTGGACAAGTTCACCGTCCTGGCGCCGACCACCTACAACGGCTCGCACATCGCGGCCGGCGTGCTCTATGCCGCGGTGGATGCCACCAGCGCCGACAAGCCGTGCGTCGTCACCGTCCGCAACACCTCGCTGAATCTCAACGAACTGGTGTGGCCGACCATCGGCACCGCCGCCAAGGCAACCGCAACCGCGCAGTTGGCGGCCAAGGGCGTCACGCTGCACTGATCGGCCATCCGGCCAAACCGCTGAACCAGAAGGCCCGCCAAGTGCGGGCCTTCTTCATTTCTGACCTTTGGAGATACGCCAAATGCCTTCCTTGAATGTTTTTGAGCAGGACGCTTTCGGCGTCATCTCGCTCACCGATTCCGTCAACGCAATTCCGTTCACCCCCGGCCGCGCCGGTCAGGCCATCCAGTGGAATGAGCGCGGCGTCACCACGACCACGATCATGATTGAGTCGGTTGACGGCACGCTTCAGTTGCTGAACCCGAGCGCCCGCGGCGGCCACGGCACGACCAAGACCAAGGACAAGCGCTCGGCTCGCGCGCTGATCGTCCCGCACTACCAGTATGACGACGCCATCAACGCCGACGAGGTGCAGGGCGTTCGTGCGTTCGGCTCCGAGACCGAAGTCCAGTCGGTCATGGGACTGGTCAATCAGCGGCTGTCGGATGCCGTGTCGTTGGTGCTCGATCCGACGCTGGAGTATCAGCGACTCGGCGCCGTCAAGGGCGTCATCCTGAACGCTGACGGATCGACGCTCTATGACCTGTTCAGCGAGTTCGGCGTGTCGCAGGAAACTGAAGTCGATTTCGACCTGGACAACGCATCGCCGACCGCTGGCGCGCTGCTGGAGAAGTGCATCACGGTTGCCCGCCTGATTGCCAACAATCTCGGCGGCATCCCGTACACCGGCATCCATGCGTTCTGCGGCGATACGTTCTTCGATCAGTTCCGCAAGCATGCCGAGTACCGCGCGAGCTTCACGAACTCCCCCGGAGCCGCCGCCCTGCGCGATGGCTACATCATCGAAAACAGCACCGGTAACAAGATTTTCGGCGCCTTCGAGTTCGGCGGCATCGTGTGGGAAAACTACCGCGGCAAGAACGGCACGTCGCCGATGGTGGCGGCCACGAAGGCGCACATCTTCCCGGTTGGCGTCCCCGGCCTGTTCCGCACCGTGTATGCGCCGGCTGATTACATCGAGACGGTGAACACGGTCGGCATGCCGCGCTATGCGAAGCAGTGGCCGAGCCAGAACGGCAAGCGGATCGAGATGGAGGCGCAGAGCAACGCGCCCTCCTACTGCACTCGCCCGCGCGTGCTGCTCCAGGGCACGACCACCTAAGTCGTGTCCGACCCGTTCACCACCGCGAACGCCGCGCTATTTCAGGCGGCGACTTGCGTCGATTCGACCATCACCAACGGCGCGACGACTTACACCCGTCGCGCCTTGTTGTCGCGAAACGTCGAATACGTGGACCTGACGAGCAACACGTCTGTGCGCGTCGATACGGTCCAGTTTCCGCGGTGCGGCGGACTGCGGCCGAAGGCTTCGACGATCACTATCGCCGGGACCGTCTACTTCCTCGAGCAGCGTCTGGCTGATGACGGTTACGCCGAAACGTGGAGGGTCAAGGCATGAGCGGCGACTCGATCGCAGAACGTCAGCAAGCGTTGCTCGTCGCTCGGTTGCAGGCCATCCGCGTCAGCAATGGCTATCTGTGCGACATGGGCGCGCGTGTGTTTGAGGAACGCGCGCACTTCGACGAGGCCGATACGTTTCCGTTGCTGAATGTGCAGATGACCGGCGAGGCGGGCAACGAAGAGTACGGCCGCGAGAAGGTCTCTATCAAACGGTCGTTTCGCGTCGAGATTTACACCGACGACAGCTATCGCGCGATTGCACTACTTCAGGACGTGAAGCGCGCGGTCATGGACTACAAGAGCCTCGGCAAGTTCACCGATGAGGATGGCCAGCTCGGCGTTCTCGCCTACGGCGGCACGGATCAAATCTCAATCGAGAGTGAGGGCAAGTCGGTATCCGGCCTGTCCGCGCTTTTCACAATCAGCGGCCCCGAGACGTGGGGCGAACCAAGGACAGCGACATGAAGCAGTTCAAGTTTTCCAAGGAAGTCGTGAGCGCCGGGAAACCCTACAAGCCCGGCGATACCGACGAACTGAGCGACGAACACGCCGAGAAATTGCAGCGGCTTGGATTCGGCGCAGTGGTCGAAACCAAGCGCAAGTAACCAGCAAGCAACCCCACCAGAAACCCGGCCTAGCGCCGGGTTTCGTCGTTTCTGGAGGCAGAAAACATGGCCGTTTCGGTCTACACCAAGAGCAATGAGTATTCCGTTCCGCGCGGCCTTGTCGGCTTTCAGGAGCGGCTGAGCGATGGCGTCTATGACGGCATCGAATGGTTCGGCGACGTGTCGGCGCAGACGGTCTCGGTCGAGACTGAGAATCTGACGCACGAGAGTCACGAGGGCGGCATCGGCCAGCGCGATCTCGATACGCCGATTCGCATCACGCGCTCCGGCGCGCTGACGGTCGACAACTGCAACGCGGCCAACGTCGCCAAGTTCTTTGGCGCCTCGGTCAGCACGCACACGCAGGCGTCCACGCCGATCGTCAACGAGTTGATTCGGCACATCAAGCCGGGTCGGTCTTGGGTGCTCGGCAACACGTCTGGCGGGCTTCGCGTTCGCTCCGTTTCGTCGGTTGCTGTCGACTTCAAGGCGACCGCTCGCGCCAACACCACCCCCTACACGGTTGGCCAGATCTACGTCCCAGCCACGCCGAACAATCACGCCTACATCTGCACCGTTGCCGGCACTTCCGCCGCGTCCCCGCCGTCCTTCACGACTGACGGGACCACGTTTTCTGACGACACCGCGACCTTCAAGGATCTTGGCGTCATCAACAGCCTGACGGCTGGAACCGACTACATCCTTGACGCCACGCGCGCCCTGCTGTCGGTCGAGATCACGGGCAAGCTCGCCACGGTCTACGCGAACGCCGTCACCGCCGTTGGCGCTGGCAATTTCGAGCTTCAAGTGGAAGTCGACTACACGCCTGCCGCAACCACCTGGACCAAGATCGAGACGGGCTCGGTCTCGACCAAGCGCGGCAAGTTGTGGATCGAGCAAGACAACCCGTTTGGCGCCAACCAGCAGCTGGTGATCCCGGATTGCACCCTTGCGCCGGGCGGTGAGTTGTCTTTCATCGCCAGCGATGACGCGGTGTCGACGATGGAATTTACCGTGGGCATCAACATCCTGAACAGCACGACGCCGGCAATTCGCGTCGATCGCTTCGCGTCGTAAGCCAATGACCACCGAAACCGAAAAGGCGCCTACTCGGGCGCCGCTGACGTTGGCTGAGCTGCGCGCAGTCACCGCGATCATGTCGCCGGCTCAGGCTGGCGGAATGTCGCCCGTGTTCGCGCTGGTGCCGCTGTACGCGATCCGTTCCGCGCAGCCTGAAATTGCGGTGTGGGCAATGCCTGCCGTCGCTGCCGTGTCGTCGATGCTCGAAATGCTGCCCGAGATCCTGACTGTAGAGATGCAGCAGGCCGCGGGGCAGGCGTCGATCGACATCGGCGAACAACTGAGCCCGGACGTGATCCGCGGCAAGTTGATGGCGCGGCTGCGGCTGGTGGCCTGATGCCGGTCACTGCGACATCGCCGGACTTGGTGGCGCTAGTGCGCCGCCTTGGGTCGGCGAGCAAGGATGCGCCCGTTGCTTTCAAGCAGGCGCTTTCGTCTGTGGCGCGTGCTGGAAAGACCGAGACAAAGCGCGCTGCCGTCGTCGAATACAACCTGTCGCAGAAGCGTGTCGAAGAGGGCTTGACGGTCAAGCAGAACGACGGCGCCGTCGTCATTCGTGCATCGCGCAAGCCGATCACGGTTCGCTCATATGGCGCACGACAAACCAAAAAAGGCGTCGTCGTCAAGGTGCTCAAGTCCGGCGGCAGAAAGTTGATTCGCGCCGGCTTCAGCCCCGCGAAATTCAACGGCACGCCATTCAAGCGACTTGGGCGCAGTCAATACCCGATTGCGCCAATCGTAGGCCCGTCCGTGGCCGACATGCTCAACAACGCCAAGGTCAGCGAGCCACTAGGCAAGCGCCTGATCGTGCGCGCGTCCGACGAACTGAACCGCAGGATTACGCGAGCGCTCGCCAGTGGCTAAGCAAGACGTCGAGCTGCAATTCAAACTGATTGATGGCGTAAGCAAAGGGCTCGCGTCGATTCAGCAGGGCGTGAACGGGCTTGGCGCGTCGCTGGTCAAGATCAATGCCGCTGCAGAGCTGACGGGCAAGGCGTTTGGCGCAATTGGTGACGTTGCCGGGGCATTCGGCGGCGCGATCACTGGCGCCGCATCGGTCGAAGATGCGCTGACGCGCGTCAACACGATCACGCAGGCGACTGTCGAAGAACAAAAAGCCCTTCAAGACGCGGTGCGCGGGGCAGTTGAGGGCACGCGATTCAGCGCTGAAGAGGCGGCAGGCGCGCTGGTTCTGCTGGCCGAGGACGGCTTCAGCGCAAAGGAAGCCGTCGACCAACTCGGCAGCGTCTTGCAGTTCGCGCAGGCTAACGCCCAATCGGCCGCGCAAGCTGCAAGCGGACTCGGCGCGGTGCTGGATACATTCGGCGAAAAGCCGCAGGTCATCGGCGAGCTTGCCGACAAGTTGACCGCGGTAGCGATTGGTGCCGGCACCAGCACGAAGGCGCTTCAAGAGGGGCTTGCGGGCGTAGGTAACGCCGCAGATCAGGCGGGGCTGTCTCTCGATCAGACTATCGGCTTCCTTGGCCTGCTGGCGTCGCGCGGCATTGAGGGCGGCGCGGCGGTCGCCAATTTCAACAAGATCATTCGCGAGCTTGAAGACCCGGCGAGCAAGGCCGGCCAGGCGCTTGCGGATCTGGGGCTTCAGGGTGCCGACTTCGGTACGGTCCTGAACCGCCTTGGCAAAGACAGTGCTGCTGCCGAAGTTCTGCTTTCGGCACTTGGGCGCAAGCCGCGGGAAGCACTGCGCGTGCTACTAGCCGAGGGCGGCGGCGATCTCGGAAAGTTCCGCAAGATTCTCGACGAGTCGGGCGGGGCAGCAAAGAGCGCCGCAGATGCGCTCAACAACAATTTTGCTGGCGCTCTCACCCGCATCAAGAACCAACTGACACAGACGCGCGACGATCTGCTGACGCCGATCCTTGCGCCGCTTGCCGGCGAGTTCCAAGCCTTCTCTGCACAGCTTGCCGAGTTCGCGCAAACCGAACAGTTTGCGCTGATTGTCGAGCAGTTCCGCACATTTGCAACGTCTGCGATTAAGTTCGTCGGCGAGGCCGTCCGTTCATTCGATTTCACGAAAGCAGTCGAGGCGGTTCAGGCGTTCGCGGCGAACACTGTTGAGCTTTTCCAGAGCGTAGAGAAGTCGCTTAGAACCGTTGCCGGAGCGATCAACGAAACTGCGACGCTGATCGCCAACGGATACCAGCGTCTTGCAGATTTCGCGGCACAAGTTGAGCGGGTCTGGCGAGACTTTTCTGATGGCACCACTACCGCAACCGATGTAGCCGGCGACGGCATCAAGCGCTTTGGTGAAGAGTCCGACCGCGCCGGATTCAAGATTGAGCGGCTTGGCAAGGGACTCAAGGGAACCGCAGACGGCGCCGATAGGCTTGCGAAGTCAACCGACTCTGCCGGCAAGTCAGCGACCAAGGCGGCGACAGCTCTAGATTCCGTTGGCACGGCCGCAGCAAAGGCCGCGCCTAACGTCGATGTCATCATCACCAAGGCTGGCGAGGCTGCCGGTGCGCTTGATGACGTGCCCGGAGCAGCAAGCCGCGGGTCATCTTCGCTGCGGTCTTTTGGCGCCGCAAGCTCCGGCGCTGCGCAGTCCCTTGACTCACTTCAGCGGCAACTATCCGTTGTCCGTGAAGCGCTATCCAAGGCCATACCGGGCTCCGCTGAATTCACGCGGCTGGCTCAAGAGGCATCGGCGCTTGAGGAAAAAATCAGGCTCGCCAAGCAAGCCATCGACGACGCATCCGGCGCAATGGGCAACCAGGCCGAAGCCGCCGACAAGTTGCGCATCAAATTGCAGCAACTGCGCGGCGTTCAAGGCGACGTCGTTCAAGGCAACAACGACATTGACGAGAGCGGTCAAAGCGCGTCCGAGGCGCTAAACGAGATCGGGCGCAAGTCTTCCGCGGTCGAAATCAGCCTTGGCAATTTGACTGAAGCCTACGTGCGCGAGGCGCTGGCCGCGGCTGGCTCGGCGAAGTCTGCGCGTGATTACATCCGCACGCTGAATGGCTACTTTGCCACTGCCGCGGATATTGAGCGCCAGATTCAGAACCGCATTGACACGCTGAGCAAGCAGAACGTCGTCCTTTCTGAGGAAGACCAGATCCGCGCGCGGCTGATCCAGCAATACGGAAACAGCTCGCGACTCATTGAAGAGCTGGTGCAGCAGGAATTGCGGCTGGCTGAGGCCAAGCGCAAGGGCAACGACGAGGCCGAGCGCGGAATCGAGATCGAGCAGCGCAGGGCCGCGCAGGCTGGCGCGCTCGGGACGTCTGCGGCAGCTCAAGCCGGCCCATTCGTAGGTGCAACCG